CACCAACTACAAAATTTATACTATGCACTTACAGGCGAGGAACTTTCTTTAAGTGGTATATAACTAATTGCTAAACGCCATATAAGTATAACATATTTTTGTAAATGCCTAAAATACAAATATATAGCAAAAAAGTTTATGCAATAAAAATATCATTACGTTGCGAAAAAGCTTGGAACTATTTAATATTACATAAAGTAAACGCTGTTAATTTGTTACGAGAAGGCGGAGAAATAGCAGTTATAAATAAAGCAAACGATTTTTATTATAAAGAAAAAACAAACAAAGAATATCCAAACTATCCAGATTGGTTATTTGATTAAAACAAAAAAACATGAAAAACAACAAATTTACTTCACAAGTAGCTTTTTTATTTGCGATGACTTGCTTAACTTTATGCTTAGTTTTCGCTATGGGATGGGCTTATCGCGGTTCAAATAACAAAAATGAAATTCAAGAATTAAAAGAAGCAAATCGAAGGGCAATGTATTACGGGTATTGTCAGGGTCAATTATCGGCTGTTACAACTATAAATGATTTTAGAAAAACCCTAAGCAGAAGGCAAATATTTGCTATCCATGCTAAAATGGAAGTACAGAGAACCAGGGATTCGATTATTATTTTTTACAAACATAAAAAAGATTAAAAATGAAAGATTTGGAATGTCCATATTGTGAAAAAGAACTTGATATAAATCACGATGAAGGTTTTGGATACGAAGAAGGTGTTAAACATCAAATGGAATGCGATCGCTGTGGAAAATCATTTGTATTTACAACTTCAATATCATTTCACTACGAATCGGAAAAAGCTGATTGTTTAAACGACGGAAAACACGATTATAGATTAACACATACAGCGCCTAAAGAACTATCAAAAATGCGCTGTACAATGTGTGATTATAAAAGAGAGTTGACTGATGAAGAAAGAGCAAAGTATAATATTGGTACAATTCAAAGTTATTTAGAATCATTAAAAAGAAAAGATTAGTTGCAAAGTTCATTTTATTTTGTATCTTTGAATTACTATTTACCGGGTAGTGCTAAAATATTGGTTATAAACCTCGAAGCCCTTTAATTGTACCCGGTAAGTACTTTTAAGGGGCTTTTAAATTTAAAACAAAATGGAACTAAAAAAATTATCAGAGCCTTTAAAAATTGACGAAATAGATTTTAGAATACAATCAGTCAATAAAGGTGGATTCGCTACAATTTTGGCCTATAAAGATGCCAGAGCTGACATGAATAGATTAGATGAAGTTTGCGGGCGATTAAACTGGAAGCGCGAACATACTAGAGAAAACCAAAACTGTATCGTTTCTATTTGGGACGATATTAAAAAACAATGGGTTTCAAAAGAGGACACCGGAACCGAAAGTAATACAGAAAAAGAGAAAGGACTTGCTAGCGATTCATTTAAACGTGCTTGTTTTAATTGGGGTATAGGTCGCGAGCTTTATGATTATCCTGTCATTAAAGTTCAATTAACAGATGAAGAATTTGATAAAACAACAGGCAAAACTACTTATCTTTTAAAACTAAAAGACTGGAAGTGGATTTCAGAATTTACAGAAGGTAAGTTAACTGGATTAGCCTGTAAAGATAATAATGACAAAGTTCGTTTCAAATGGGGACATTTTAACAAAAAATAATTATGGAAAAGATTTATTGCGGAAAAGGTAAAGAGAAGTTTAATGGTAACTTAATTGAAGTTTCATTGTGCTTATCTAAATTACCAAAAGAGTTTATTACTGAGTCTAAAGGACAAAAGTATATTAAAATTAAAGTGCAAAAAAGTAAAGAGCCTGACCAGTGGGGAAATACTCATTATGTAGAAGTTGACACTTTCAAGCCCGAAAAGAAAAATGAAAATAAGTTTACATCTCCAACAAGTATCGCGCAAGATATTGAAGTAGACGGAGAACTACCATTCTGATAAATAACTGATAATAAGTATATTATGGAATCAAGTAAAGACTTTTTTAATCAATTAAGAGCTATTGAAGCTAATAAAAAAGACAGTAAACAAATACATAAAAATTATGAATATATTAGAGATTTTACAGAAAGTAAATGATGGTCAAATGAGCGCAATAGACGCTTATACACAATTTAAACTACAGTCAGAAATTATTGAAAATGCTATTAATGCTGTTAAAAAATTAGCATATGATGAAGTTGAAGCAACTGGCGAAAAAGATTATAAGAAAAATGGTTTTGTTTATAATTGCCAAATTAAAACAACTTACGATTTTAATCACATTAAAGCATGGAGTGAAGTAAAAAAGTCTTTATCTGATATTGAGGATAAGGCTAAAGCTGCAATGAAGTTTAAATTAGATGCCAATTCTGAGACAGGTGATGTAATTGAACCTGCTACTGCAAAGTATAGTTATTATGTTAAAATTCGGAAAGCGTGATACAGAAACTTGAAGAAATAGAAATAGAGTCCGTTGAAATATACGGATTCGTTACATCGACTATTCCAGACGACATGAGCGTATTACCTGAAATAGGAAGCGAATTAAGTGTATTAGTTGCACGAACTGGAAAGATGTTAGCCGATGCAAAGTACTATCAAAATTGCGCTATTAAAATGGGTATTGACAAACATAAAATCGAAAAGTTGAGCCCTTCAGTTTTAAAGGCATTAGTTGAAACAGAATGCACCCGAGAAAACTACATAGTTGATTTGATTGAACGATTAAACAGAACCGCAACTCATCAGCTTGATTGGGTTCGCACTCTCATAAGTAAAGGTAAGGAAGAAATGAGATTAAGTAATATGCAAATAAAATGACAACCGAAACACTTGACCGCATTTTTTCAGAATATATTCGACTTCGAGACCGTATTACAGGAACCCAAAAATGCAAATGTATTTCATGCGGAAAAATTCAAGACTGGAAAGAAATGGACGCAGGCCACTACGTTAATAGAAAACACAAGTCAACACGTTGGAGCGAAAAAAACGTGCATAGCCAATGTCGTTCATGCAACAGGTTTTCCGAAGGTAATATGAGCGGATACACGTTATCGCTAATAAAAAAATATGGCAAAGATATAATAGAAATACTTCACGCCCAGAAACAGAAAACAGTTAAATACTCACAATTTGAAATAGATGCACTATGCAACCATTATCGAAAACTCGTAAACGAATTAAAAGCAAAGCAATAAAGATACCATTCCAGAAATCGGATAAGGAAGTGAGAATAGAATTAACAAAAGATTTGAAATGCAAATAATAGAACTCGATTTATTTTTTCAATTGTGGCGTTTTGAATTATCAAAATTACACGATATATCTGATTACAATATTGCGCACATGTACCGATATTTTGAGTTAGGATATTCGCCACAATTATTTTATGAAGTATGTATTATGCTACCTTTTTAACTACCATTTTGATATGAGCCCAAACCAAAAACAAATAACAGCAAGTAATATAATTAAATTACAAGCTTTATTTTTCGAAAGCACAAATGATATTAATAGTCCAACTCATGCCAGTGATATAAACGAAACAATAAACAGTTCGTTATGCGATTGTTTTAATGATGATGAAAAGGATGAATTTAAATGTTTATTGATTGATTTATTAATATTTATAAGAGGATTATGATTGATTATTTTAAACAACCCGAGCCAAATATTTATAATATCTCATCTATAGCATTTGAGATAAATGGTATTAAAAAATACAATGGGAGGATGATATCATTTGATTATATTATTAAAGTAGTTTTTAATTATTTTAATATTGATTTTTGGAAAATAAACTTTAAAACAAGGTCAAGAAAATATGTCTTACCCCGTCAAATATGTCATTATTTTGCAAAGGAAATGCATTTAGGTTCCGACAGAGTGATTGGCAAATCAATTGGAAATAGAGATAGAACAACGGTTATTCATTCTCACAAGACTATAAAAAATTTAATTGAAACCGATTCATATATTAAATATCAAATTGAAGAAATTGAAAAACTTTTATTGAAATGAAAATAATTAAAGTAGAAATGTGCCAATTGTGCCCTTATCTTAACTTATTCGAAGATAATTGGTATTGTCGTTGGTTTTTTTATAATAAGCCTGGATTTAAAGAAAAAATTCTAAAAGGCGATAATTTAGATTTAATGTATGCCGGTAAATTTCCTAAATTTTGTAAGTTAAAAGATTATGAAAACAATTGAGTAATTTATATTGAAATCTGGCGAAGAGTCTTAATATGTTTGCTAACGGACGCGGCTATAAAATCGTAGGCGATACGAAGCCGCGAAACTATCATACGTCACCGAACTTGATACGAGCGATACAGTTGGCAACGCACTGAACCGCCTATGTTTTATAAGCCGTTGTTATACGCTTTTATTATTAATTTTTAAAATAAATACAATGTTAAAAAAAGAACCTGTTTTAGATATTTTACTCGATAATGGAGTAGAAGGAGAAAAAGCCGAAAAAATAGTAAATATACTTAGAATGGCATGTCATCAACAATTTAAAGAGGACTGGACTGAAAAAGAAAACAACTTAAATAGATTGTTAAATGAAGAAAAAAACAAACTCGCTGAACTGAGAAAAAATTTCAAAGAATTTATTTCAAAAAATATAGCTCAATTGGAAGCGGCTAAAATGCTTTTTGATTTAAATAAAACTGGATTTACGCACAGGCAAAAGGATTTATATTGCAATCAAGCTAAAAAGGTAATGGATATTCAGATTTATGAAATTAAATCTCAAATCAATATGCTTTTAAGTGGCGATGACTTGCCATTTTAATTGCGTATAACGTCCAGCACATGCGCTGAGCCGGATTTCAAAGAACTATTTTATCAATTTATAAATAACAATAATATGAAAAACAAAACTTTAAATACGTATTTAACCAGGCTTTGCTTATGTGCATTGTTAGCGGGCGTTTATTCATTTTCATTTGGTCAAAAAATTCAATTTATAAATGCCGATTCTTTACCAAAACCAGAATTTCAATTGATTTTACATGCTCCATATTCGACAAATTCCGATACAGTAAAGCAAATTTATAAACCTAAGTATTTGACAATTGAAGGAGATACGATAAAAGCAATATTGTATATTTTAAAACAATTACAGACTAAATCAGATGCCTTATATGCAGCAGAAGAAATATTGCAAAATATAACAACTAATGGACAGGTTTCTAACTGGAAGAAATTTTATAAGGCAGTAAAAAAGTATCAAGCTGTACAAAACTATCAGGCGGTGATTTTAAATGCCCGCTAACGGACGGCGGTATGCGTCATGTTTTTTTAACGGATAAATAGAACGAATATGAAAACAAAAGAAATAGAAAGGTTGATAGCTAATAAGATAGCAGACCATTGGTATAAAGAGATACATGGACAAGTGGCCCCAATATTTGGTAAGCAGAAACTTAGTGATTTTGCAGAAGCGGAGTTAAAAAAATTGCGTATACCGCATGTTGTGTGGCGAAGCGGACAGTTTTGCCCTAATTGTTATAGTAGAAATATTATTGCATGGGGGCCAGATGCCGATAAATGCACAGACTGTGAATGCGTGTGGTATGCTTAGGGCAAAATTGCACACAACGTCCGCAGGTATATTTCAGTTGCGGACTACGAAGCACGGAATTATCAAATTAGTAATAACTTAAATACGAGAACAAATGGCAAAAGAAACACAAAAACCGCAATTGAATATACCTGTTGTTAGCAACTGGCATTTTTTACCTGAACTGCCAGAAGTTAATAAAGAAGTGTTAATTGCATATAAATACGACAAGAAGCCAATTCAGGGATTTTGGAACGGCAAAAAATGGATTGGCTCACTTGAAACAAGAGATTATATGAAAGATTGCTATGCAAATGATTCAGATTTAAAAATTCCTGAATATATTTACGCATGGCAAGAGCTTCCAGATTGTCCAGAAGTACCAACGCCGTTTTAATGCTTGTTGCTAACGGCTGGCGGTATAAAATCGTTGGGAATTTCGAGCCACGAACCTATCAGCCGAAACCGAACTTTGCACGGGGTACAAAGTTTGAATAACAAATTAAACCCCAATGTTTTATGACCGCTTGTTATATACCGCTTATTATTAATTATTTAAACAAAAATATATGAAAGCAAATGAATTAAGAATAGGGAATGTTTTTATAGAAAAATATTCAAATAAAGTAATTAAGGTACTTGAGCTATTAAGGTCAGGGAATATTGTATTTGACTTTGAATGCCTTACTACATGGCAAGCCGTTCCGATTAAATTAAATGAAGGCTGGCTTATTAAATTTGGTTTAGAAGAAGGGACTGTAGGTTATTATCATATTGGCGAATTTATAATTAGCGTAGAAGGTCAGGTTTATTTTGGTGAAACTGAAACATGGATTGCCGAAATTCATTTTGCTCACCAACTACAAAATTTATACTATGCACTTACAGGCGAGGAACTTTCTTTAAGTGGTATATAACTAATTGCTAAACGCCATATAAGTATAACATATTTTTGTAAATGCCTAAAATACAAATATATAGTATTGTTAAAATAAATTATATTGTATAAATTATTTATGAAATTGTGTAATATTTAATTGAATTTAGCAATATTTGCATTGTTGACTACGACCAACATTAAGAAATTAAGGTTTTAAAAAAACCTGAAAACCCCTTAACAGAGTGTCGTAGCCTGTAAGGGGTTTTTTCTTATACAAATTATATGTTAAGTTATTCAGAACAAATGCAACATCCTTTATGGATTGCAAAAAGAGAGCAAATATTTAAACGGGATAATCATTCTTGTAAAATTTGCGGAGACTCAACACATCGTATTCAAGTTCATCATTTATGTTATTTCCCTGATTTATTAGCTTGGGAATACGATGATGAACTAATGAAAACAGTTTGCTTAAAACATCATAATCAACTTACTTACGACATGCCAAAATTAGCAGGTTTAATATCTTGGAATATTTTATTCGGTAAAACTCAGATACCTTAGTTATGGAAGGATGGATAAAATTACATCGGTCCTTCTTGGACCATTGGCTTTGTGATGAATATAGACCATTAACAAAACGAGAGGCATGGGAAACAATCTTATTTACAGTTAATTATGAAGATAAAAAAGTTTTGATAAAAGGACAGTTATATGATTGTTTAAGAGGTCAAAGTCTTTTATCTTTACAAAGTTGGGCAAATAAATTTGTTTGGTCCTTACAAAATGTAAGGTCGTTTTTTAAATTACTTGAGTCTGATAATATGATTATTGTAGAAGGGTTACAATATTCAACACGGTTAACTGTCTGTAATTATGATAAATACCAAGATAACCAACAGGCGAACAACACGCCGCTAACAGGCGAACAACACGCCGCTAACACGCCGCTAACAGACGAACAACAACAACTAAAGAATACTAAGAATCCTAAGAAGGTAAAGAAAGAAAAGAACATAGTATATCCAACAATTGAAGAAGTAAGATTATATTTTACAGAAAACGGATATACTGAGCAAAGTTCTATAAAATTCTTTAAATACTATTCAGTTGCCGAATGGAAAGATAGTAAAGGAAATATAGTTAAAAATTGGAAGCAAAAAGCTCAATCTGTTTGGTTTAAAGATGAAAATAAAGAACAATCAAAACAAAATTTATCCACTCATTATTACCTAGCTGAACTTAAAGAAGAATACCGATGAAAATAACTAATAAGCAAACTGGCGAACAAATAAATGTGGACCTCAGAAAGTTCAGAGGTGAGGAACAAATACTTTGTCCGGCTTGTTCACATACCAGAAAAAAGAAAACTGATAAATGCCTTTCTTGGAATCATGATAAACAAACTGGAATGTGTTTTAATTGCGGAGCTGTTTTTTATATTCAGAAAGTTAAGATTGAAGAAAAGAAATACATTAGGCCCGAATGGCAAAATAATACGGACCTATCAGATAAGGCTGTAAAGTATTTTGAAAATAGAGGAATAAGTCAATTCACTCTTAGACAAATGAAAATAACAACCGGATTCGATTGGATGCCACAATTTAACAAAGAAGTCGATACTATTCATTTTAATTATTTTCGAAATGACGAATTAATTAACATAAAATATCGCGGTCCGCAAAAGTCATTTAAGATTTACAAGGATGCTGAGTTAATTTTTTACAACATAGATTCGATTAAAGATAGTAAAGAAGCTGTAATAGTTGAGGGAGAAATTGACGCATTAAGCTATTTTGAAGTAGGTATACGAAATGTTTTATCTGTTCCGAACGGAGCTAAGAATTTTCAATTTTTAGATAATTGTTTTGATGAACTTGAAAGGATTGAGAAAGTATATATAGCAGTTGATACCGATGAACCTGGTATGTTATTGAGAGATGAGTTGATTCGTAGAATAGGGGCTGAAAGATGTCTTTTGATTGATTTTAAAGGCAAAAAAGATGCCAATGAATATCTTGTGTCATTTGGTAAAGAAGAATTAGGCAGGACCATATCTGAAGCAAAAGAAATACCAATGGATGGTATTATATTTTTAGCTCAAACATGGGACTCGATGATAAATACATTTCGAAATGGTAAGAAGTTTGGAACAACGACTTACTTCAAAGAATTTGACAAGCATTGGAAGTGGAGGGGTGGAGATGTAAACATATGGACCGGGTATAATAACGAAGGCAAAAGTTGTTTTTTAGCAAATTTATGTATTAATAAGGCAAAGGCGGAGAATTGGAAGTTTGCGGTTTTTAGTCCTGAAAATTACCCTGTCGGAGAATATTATGACGAGCTAATACATTGCTATGTTGGAAAGTCAACAGATAAAAGATATAACAATGTTATGACCGAAAAAGAATATAATGAGGCTGCAAGCTATATTCACGAACATTTTTACGCAATAATTCCGGATGAAAACTACCATTTAGAAACAATACTTTCAAAAATGCGTTGGTTAATTCGAAAGTATGGCGTTAACTCTTGCATTATTGACCCTTACAATCAGATAGAGCATTTAATGGAGCGTGGAGAGAGAGAGGACCTTTACATTAGCAGATTCATGTCAACTTTAAAAAGGTTCGCTGTTGACAATGATATTTCGATGCATCTTGTGGCCCATCAAGTAACTCCAATGTTCTCAGGAAAAGAAAACTACCCACAACCTGACACTTACAAAATTAAAGGAGGCGGGACTTTCTCGGATAAATCAGATAATGTAATTGCAGTTTGGAGACCTTTTAGAAAATCGAACCCGTCAGATAATACGGTTAGAATAATTATAGGTAAAATAAAAAAGCAAAGACTTGTAGGTATACCTGGCGAAATTGACATGTATTATTCTGTTTCAAAAAACCAATATTTCGAAACGGCAGATGAAATACCAATAAAATTTAATGAGCCAATTATTGAAGAAATAATTAATATTAACAGAACTATTGAGACAAATAAAGAATTTGATTACATGCCGACAAACGAAATAGAACCATTTTAATTCAACCAAATAAAGAAGAAACACCATTTTAAAAACGAATATATGAAAACCGATAACCTATCCAGCGAGAACGTAACCGCCAATGACGCAAATACTGTGTTAGCTGCGGTAACTTGTTTGGATATTGAACTGGCTATTATGAAAGAATTTAATTTCAGGCAAAACTTAATAGTCCCAAACATTACAAACATGATGTGTTTATTGCCTTTCGAAACCGATATGCTTGTACTTACAAACAGCCTTTATGCTTACGGTTTTGAAATCAAAGTAAGCAAATCAGATTTGAAAGCAGATTTTAAAAAACCGCAACATTGTAAGTTTGAACAAATGCACAACGGTAAGACTGGATTTGAAAGATATTATGGTAAGTTTAAATATTTCTACTATGCCGTGCCTGAACAATTGAAAGAATACGCATTAGAAATAATTCCTGATTTTTGCGGATTATGGGTTTTAGCTAAGTATGAATATCCGGGAGTAAGGAAATTTTATCAAGCAAAAAAACCCAAAAAATTATTTGACTATAAATGGTCAGAAAAAGAACGCTACGAAATAGCGAGACTTGGAACAATGAGAATCTATTCGTTGAAGCAGGCTATTTGTTATCGCAGCTAACGTTTTCGGGCTTTGTGTCAGTTTGCCCTTGCACAAACGCTCAAATTATAGCAGAAAGTTAATAGGGCAAATTGCACAAAACCCGTGTTATACGCTGTTTGTTTTAATTTTTTGTGCGGTGGGAATTAATCATTAAATCATTAAAAAATAGAAAATATGGAAGTAGATTTATTCGGAAACGAAATTGTAAAAGATGTTCTGTTAAGGGACAAATTTATGGAGCCGCCTTTTAGCGTATTAGACACAAAGAGTGGTAGTTGGCAAACAAGAAAACGCCAATGGAAACAACTTGGTATTGAAAGCCATTTAGGTAGAGAAGGAGTTGTTGTAATAAATAATTCATTTGATGGCGATAAATATGGCAGAAAATCAATGCCAGAAGTGTCAATATTTGACCCTGCATTATGTGAACTTATTTATAATTGGTATTGTCCTGAAAATGGAACGATACTTGACCCTTTTGCTGGTGGCTCGGTTCGTGGAATTGTAGCTAATTATTTAGGCTATAATTATACTGGAATAGATATAAGGCAGGAGCAAATAGATAGCAATAGAGAACAAGCAATAAAACTATTACCAGTAAACAGGCAACCACAATATTATGTGGGGGATAGTAATGTTGTTTTAACGGAATTAATACCTATGTATGATTTAGTTTTTAGTTGCCCACCTTATGCTGATTTGGAAGTTTACAGCGAAATGAAAGAAGATTTAAGCACAATGGAATACAACGAATTTATAAAAGTGTATGCTGAAATAATAAAAAAGGCAGTGGCTAAATTAAAAGGCGGTGGTTATGCTTGTTTTGTGGTTGGAGATATTAGGGATAAAAAGGGCTTTTATAGAGATTTTATAAGCCATACAAAACTGGCTTTTATAAATGCTGGTGCTGGTTTATACAATGAAGCTATTTTATTGCAACCTTTAGGAACTGCAATGTTAAGGGCTGGTAAAATATTTGAAGCTGGTGGCAAATTAACTAAAGTTCACGAAAACGTATTAATATTTAAAAAACAATAAGATGATAACAATAGAGCAACACAAAGGAGTGAATATATTGAGAGATGATTTACTAACTGGAGGCACAAAGTCAATTTTAATACCTTCAATAATTGGGGATGATTTGGAATATGTTTATGCTTCGCCTGTTTATGGTGGCTTTCAAATAGCCTTATCTGCTTACTGCCAAAGCGTAAATAAAAAAGCTACAATATTTTGTGCAAAACGTAAAGAGATGCACCAAAACACGCTAAAATGTATTGAGTATGGGGCAAAGGTTGTTGAAGTGCCTTATGGTTATTTAACAGTAGTTGAAAAACACGCTAAAGATTACTGCTTACTTACTGGAGCAATGAGAATCTATTCGTTGAAGCAGGCTATTTGTTATCGCAGCTAACGTTGGCGGTATGAAACGTGCCGATGTAGAATGTTTCAGATTATATACAGGCTTGTCACGGCATGTTTTATACCGTGTGTTATAGCCAGTTAATTTTATAGATATGGAGTTTTTTAAAGTATATATTGTAAAGGATGATTTAGTTAGAATATGGGAAAGGGATTGCGTTAAATTAACTGATAGTTACGCATTTGTTAGGGCTTTGCGTAGTGCTGGTACGGAGTATAATTGGAGGGTATGCTTATCTATGACTTCAGATAGATATTTTGAAACGCTTAATGATGCACAAAAATACATTTCAGAGCAAAGGCAAAATAAAATAGATAAACTTAATTCTCAAATTAAAGAATTGCAAAAAGGAATCGAATACCACCAATCAAAAAAAGAATATTATGAGCTTGATTCTAAATGGGATTATGACGATAGAGGCACTAATTATGATTCGGTGCTTTAATTGGCTATAACTAGTTGCTAAATGCCATAAAAGTATAACATATCTTTATAAATGATTGATAATAAGAATAATTGTAGAACAATACTCATTGAAGTGTTGTTTTTAAATAAAAATAGTTATATTTGCACTAATAATTAACAACTTATGTTTAATCTTGAAAACTTGTCCGATATACAAAGAAGTCCATAACACTTCTCACAAGCCATTTAATGCTTCTGAGATGGTCAAACTATCTAAAGTATCGAACAAAGAAAAAATAAAGCATGAGTTTTTTAAATTAAATCTAAACTAATGCCTGCACCAAAAGGACATAAAAAATATAATGATTGTGTAAAACCTAAAAAATATACACCTCAGTCTTTTGAAAAAAAGGCAAATGAATATTTTGATTGGTGCGATAAAAATCCCTGGTTTAAAAATGAAGTTATTAAAAGTGGTGATAGAGCAGGAGCTATAATTAAAATACCTACACTAAGACCTTATACAATAATTGGTCTATGTACATTTTTGGATATTGATATACAAACATTTTACAACTACGAAAAGAAGGAAAAGTATAAAACATATTTCGAAGTCTTATCGCGTGTGCGTAGAAAAATAGAGACAAATCAAACAGAGGGAGCTTTAGTTGACGCGTATAATCCTACAATAACGGCCAGATTATTAGGTTTAAGAGAAAAAACAGAGATTGACCATACAATAAATGGTACTCAAGAAATAATAGTGTCATCACCAGAAGTAGCTTTTGAATTAGAAAAGCTAAAAGAAAAATTCAAATGATAACCACGCCTGTATTTGGAAAGACTTTAAAAGCTTACAATGATGGTTTTAGATACATAGGCAACAAAGGCAGCAGCCGTTCTTCAAAAACATTCTCAGAACTTCAAGTAATTAAGACAATTTGCGAAAATGATAAAAATAGTATAAATACTGTTGTATCTCATTCTTTCCCTCATCTTGAAGGTGGGGCAATTCGTGATTTCGAAAATATACTATCTAGTAGTGGTTATAACGTATCAGATATAAAGCATGTTAAACCATGTTATTTTAAAATAAATACAAACATTATAGAATTTATAGGATTTGACAATCCAGGTAAAGCATTGGGAGCTTCAAGAAAAAGACTATTTATTAATGAAGCTAACAAAATGCCATTTAATGTTTGTCACCAACTGATGCAAAGGACCGAGGAAGTAGTATTTGTTGATTGGAACCCTTCTGAGGAATTTTGGTGGGAAAATGAAGGTTTTGAAAAAAGAGATAATGCAACAACAATTCATTCTACTTTTTTAGAAAATTACAACCCTTTGACAGGTATAAATAATTTAACAAAAGGGCAATTAGAAGAATTTTATTTTGCAAAATGTAAAGCAGAAGCAGAAGATAAAGCTGGGAAACGTGGTTACTGGTGGAACTGGTGGCAAGTTTACGGATTGGGATTGAAGGGCCAATTAGAGGGTGTTATATTTCAAAATTGGCAGGAATTTGAAATATTGCCAGATTGTGAACTATTCAGAATGCTTGTTATAGACTGGGGAGGATTTGACCCAACAACATTAACAGAGCTTTATTTTGACGGAAATAATAATCATTTATATGTTATAGAGCATATTTATAAACCTCAGATTCTAAATTCGAAACTAATAGAATATATACATTCATTACCTGAATGCCCTGTTATTTGTGACAGTGCGCGAAAGGATAAAATATTTGAGTTGCAAATGGCCCAGATACAAGCATACGGGGCAACAAAGGGTGAAGGCTCTATTATTGACGGCATTGAAAGATTACAAGAATTTACTATATTTGTGCATCAAGATTCTGAAAATATAAAGCACGAGTTCAAAAACTATAAAAGAGTGCAAGATGTGACTGGAAAATATTTAGATATACCAGAAGACAAGAATAACCATGCAATTGACTCAATTAGATATGGAGCTCGTTATTACCGAAAATATATTAAACCTATTTAACTATGAAGAAAAAATTTAAACTTTGGTTACTTAAACGTAAGGCTTATAATTTTTGGAAGCGTCATAATATTCAATGCTTTATTATGCCTGTTGAAAATTGGACTCGAGGCGAATATATTATTATTTACGAAAAAGTAAGGATAGAATATAATAAACAAGCTAGAAAACAAGGTCTTAAAGAATTTAGCAGAAATGAAGTAGTAAAAAATTGCGTTTACTGCACACCAGCAGAGCGAAGCTTTAGATATTTATAAAATATGATACCAATAATCATAAACAATAAGCGATACAAGATAAAATCAATATCTGAACTCACGACATTAGAATTTATCGAACTGTCAAAGATTGACAATTTAGATTATGTCAAATATATAAGCTGGCAAACAAAACTATCAATGAATGATTGTTTTTTTGCTGTAACCGATAAAGCTGTTGAAGTAGGTATTGGCTATGTTCCAGATATAATTCACATGCCTAGACTTAAATTGAGTTATGTTGATTATAATAAAACTATCTCGACAGTTGGACAAAGGCACCAGGTTGAGACTTGCGGTTTATCGGGTTATGAATTATTAGTTTTTTGTTTGGCTGTCGCTCAGGCCCATTCGGTAAATATAGATGATGTACATCAATTAAGAGATATATACATGGATGAGCCGTGGCAAGAGATTTTTCCGGCAGGTTTTTTTTTCTTCAAGATTTACAGTCGTGGCAACAAATCCGAGCAAAGCATTTTAAAGAGGCTACTAAATTTGATAAAGACGCCCAGCTAAAAAAAGATGCAGGAATAGAAAATCTTAATAAATACGCCAACGAATATGAGCTTCAAACAATAAGCAGTTTATTTCACGCTTTAACGCCAGAAAATATTCTTGAAGGTGACGACACTTTTTATACAAAACATTTGCTTTCTAATTTAGAACGTTCTACTTTTGAAAAAAATTATAGCGAGCTATTGCGTAAGAAGGCTAAAAAATGAGTTTAATATCTCAAATTCAAACTATTATAACAGCCATAGCACCGGGGGCTACTAGTATTTTATCCTCTAAATTTAACGCCAATTATCAAAGTTTTAATTTCGATTCTTCTGATTTACCACTTATTATATTAAATAATGAGATTCCAAACACCTCAGAAATAAAGAAAAATAATAATGTGATTAAAGATGTTCGAATTTTAATCACATTTCTAGTTTTAGATAGCACAGATAATTCCGATTCTGAAAGTCAAGCATTAACCGATTCTATGGAAGCATTAGCTGATTTGGTAGCTGTTAGAGTATATCAAGAATTAGAAGTGCGTCCAGTTGGTAATCAGAAATATAAAATAACCCCAATGTATCGCGTATTTAATACAATGCTTACAGGCGTTGCATTGGATATGCAAATAAATTATAATTCAATTATAAATTTTGAATAATGGCAAAACAAGTTATAGGATTAGGTAACGCGGCAAATGATGGCACAGGTGATAAAATAAGAATTGCCGGGGATAAAATAAATGACAATTTTACTGAGCTTTATGACGCTGTAGAATTATTGCAAGCAGATTTAATAACAGCGGCTTCATTGGTGCGAAGCAAAACAAATGTAGCATGTAATGGACAAGCTGGGCAAGTAATTGGTTTTAGCTCTCAATTTGCATCAGTATATGCTATAACAATAATCGATTACGAAGGTATAGGAATAACTGTAACTAGTAGCGATGAGGATGGTTTTACAATTACTAGTTTAAGTGCTGGCACATTTGGATATATAGCTTTAATTGAAGTGTAATGAAAAATATATTAATCATATTAGGTTTAATTGTTAGTATATCATCTTTTGGACAGCTTGATATAACTAAAAGAAATGTAACCGTAACTCAAAATTTTCACGTTCGAAATGATACGATTCTTAACGCAAGCGAGGTACGAGGGCTAACTAGTATCATTGATACGGTTACAAAAGTTGAAACAAAATATCATTCGGCTCAAACTTTTGGAAAAAAATTAGCTTCAAATGGAATTATATATAACGATACATTTCAGATAGGTGGATCGTTCAAAACAGGTATCACAACAATAAAGCACCCGGCGAATAATAGTGATGTGCTTTATACAGTTCATAACACAAACGAGAATTACACTTATATTAATTCAACACAGCATACCGATACTACTGCATTAATTGGAGTATCATCTTATTTAGGTTATGCGCCATCAGCACAAATAGGGGTTACCGTAAATGGTAATTCGCAAGTTATAACAGTTGATACGACAGGCGCAAAGACAAGTACCGAATACATGAGTTATAAAAATTTAACAGGGACAGGATACGACTCTCATTTGGCCACCTTAAAGGGAGTAAAAAAATGGGTTGATTATGAATTAAATGGAACGCTAACAAGTAAAGGTAATTGGAGCGTGGCAGGTGGTACGTTACCAAGCACAAGCGTATTGACAGGCGACAAATATACAATAACAAATGGGACGGTATTTATAACACCTGACAGCTTTTATACAAATGATGTTATTATCGCAAAAGTTGATAATGCTGGTCAAACGGTTGCAAACTGGAATCACATATATGCTAACGCGCCACAATCTCGTTCGATAAATATAGTACCTTCCGGGAGCGTTATTAATCCTGCTGTTGTTGGTTATACAGGATTAACTTCCACTTCTGGTTATTTTAACGGTAGCGGAACATTCCCAACAGGCACACTTAGACTAAATTATAACGGTTATTTATATGCAACTAGATTATTTTCAGGGGCATTAACAGTAAGCAATATCCCAACACTTACAGATGGTATAACAATCACACCAACATTTTCAAACAGCTACGGTATCAATTTATCGTCAAATGCTGGAGGGTTTTTTAAAGCAACATTAGATGGTGCTTTTGGTGGAGAAACTACTAACAGTAAAAACTTGATTGAATTAAATAGAACGCCAGATATGACTTCGAACAATGGGGTCTTAAATGGTAATTTTATTTCTATTACAGATAACCCAACAAATACATCTAATGCTACTATATTAGGTGCAGTATTATCCGCAACAATAGGTACAACTGAAAGAATAAGTATGTATCCACGTATTGCAAATTCAGGGACTAATACAGCTTATGTTTGGGATACACATACATCATTGAGTGGAACGACAAATTTAGTAAAGTGGATGAATGCTGGGGTGGCAAGAATAACATTTGATAATACAGGAAAAGGCATATTTACAGATTTAACTACTAACAATGCAGTTCTAGACAGTACAGTGGCTACAAGGGGGTATGCAAGAAATGCTGGGTTATTATCTGGGATACACAAAACAGGATATATAAAATATACTGGTAGGGTTGCTCAGTTAGGTGCTTTCTACTCAACGCCAACAGCACCGACTTCAATAGATTCTATCTTAAATTTTGGTGGTTTATTTCAAGCTGGGGAGGTAATAGGATATGGTTATGGTGGATATTTTAGAAGTGTAGCCGGGTCTGTATTATCCGCCGTTGCCGCTAATAACTCAGCTTCGCCATTATCGTTAACAATTCCGGCAACTAGTTCGCAAAAATTTTTAATATGCTCTAATGGTAGTGAGGTGGCAAGTATATCATCAGTAGGTAAAGGCACATATAATGGATTAGTTTCAACAGCATCTGGTTCAACTCCTGGATTATCTGTTACAGGCACTTATGACGGAGTTGACGCAAATGTAACAGGCTCAGGAAATTATGGTGTAGCAGGTTCGTCTGTTGATTGGTATGGGGGGGGCTTTATGTCTACTAATCATACTGGAGCTTGGATAGCAACGTCTAAAAGCGGTCATATAGTTGATTTCGATAAAATAGGTACAAATTCAGGTAATAAGGCGTATGTTGATACGTTAGGAATTTATCACGGCGCAACGCCACATATTGCATTGTATAGAAATACAGATTTAACAATTTCAGCAACTCAAAACGTATGGTATAAATTAACGGGATTTACTTCTAAAGATGCAGATTATATTACACTTACAGGTGATTCAATTCAATTAAATAAGTCTGGTCATTATTTAATAACATTTACAGCTTCGTTCAGCGGATTAAATAACGAGGTCTGGGAGGTTGCAGTTTTTAAAAATAATGCATTAGAAGAACCAAGCCAATTAAGATATACAAGTTCTGGAGACGTTGGTAATATGTCAATGCCTGTGTACATAAGTAGTGACGGCGATGATTGGGTTTCGTTTAGGGTGCGTAATACTACTGATAATGACGACCCGACTTTCAAGAGAATATCAATAATAGTAAGCACTATTCATTTAAATTTGTAATATGAAAAAACTAATTTTAATTTCTTTAGTCGCTTTATTTAGCATAAAAATTCAGGCTCAAATGAATGAGAAAATGGCTATGAAAGAGACTCATATAAATTTTAAAAAAGAACATTTATATTTTATTATCTCAGGTAAAATAGAAATAAACGGACATACATTTGTAAACGATACGTGCAAGCAGCCAATCTATTATTATGCAACTATTAAAGAGGTAAAAATTATAAACCCAGAGGCAAAAATTGAATATGTTTTTAGAGATTGCGGAGAAAAAGATTGCGATATTATCCATTTAGATATAGTGAGTGATACGAGAATAGTTAAATATCCATTTAAATCAACTAATTACGGACAATCAACTTTAGAAAATATTATAATAAATAGATAATATGAGTTTAAAAATAAAAATAGATATAGGTGTTGGCCAAGATAGTGCAAAAAGTCCATTTTCAGCATTATCTATAAATACTACTAATTCGGTAATTACATTAAGCTCATCAAAAGGAATGTATGCAAGTAACGGCTCGTCACCAGTACTATACACATATTTCGATGTTTTATTTAGCCAAAATTCAGATAATGCTTATTCGGTTGTTTTAAACTCTGTTCAAAAAGTAGGAGGTGGCGCATTAACTGGTGGTGAAACAAGTATAGAAATGTTAATTACAGTATATGGTAGACAAGATGGGCTTGCGCAAATTGTTATAAAAGCAAAACAAAATAGCATTTACACAAGTGACTTAAAACCATTTAATACAATAGCAAAAAGAGTAACCATAAATGCTTTATCTATTGCTACATCAACTGCTTTAATTGGAATAAAAGCCGACAATAATGTATATACAGATAACGGAGTTACATTAGCAACAGATGGACAGACTGTACAACAAATTACAGATATATTTAGCGGTAAAAGATTTAGGCAAGAAACGGCTGGCAATAAACCAATTTTAAAAACAAACATATTAAATGGTAATTCGGTTATTAGGTTTACTACGGATGATTATATGGATTCAATTGAATCTATGGGTTTGAATGGAGATAGTATAACAGCGATAGTATTTGCAAAATCAACAGTCGATAACTTAGCTCCTTCATTATTTACTAGTGATAAAGCCTCAGTTTCAAGTGGGAGAATTCAGATGATTATAGACACAAGAGCATATGTAGCTGGTAGTGTTCCTATTATTGGTTTAATGACGAATTCAGTACCTACAACATATAACGCAACCGGAACACATAAACTAAATATTGACCAATTTTATTGCCAAGCATGTATATTTAATAGAGGCACATCAATAAAAGGTTATATTGATGGTATATTAAACGCAAATACATCTACATCAGGCTCATTCGTTAAAACAGATGCTTATAGATTAGGTACAAATGGTTCAAAATCATCTTATTTTAATGGCGATTTGGCTGCTATTTATATTTGGAATAGAGCGTTGACGGATAGCGAAATAAGTTCATTTTCGGAAGAATTAAATATTTATTATCTTGGTTTAGCTTCTGGTGAACAATTTAGAACAGCATCTTTCAATGTATATTTAGGATTAGATGCTATTGGAAGCAATAAATATAACGCGATAAATGCGCATTTGAAAAGAGTAAATGCTGATTTGGTTACATTTACTGAAATAAGTAATACAAATAGTGATGCTTTTACTGCAATATGTGCTGATAATGGTTTGAGCTATAAAAACACAGGTATTGATTTTACAGCATTTTACATAATTATGTTAGGTAGTAAGTATCCTATTTATCGAAACTATGTGTTAACAAATTCAGAATTTATGTTCCCTATACCAGTTACAGTTGTAAAAATTAAAAATAAAATTTTATTTATATATAGTATACATTTATATCCTATAGCTGTTTCATCTTGGACTCCTAATACCCCTATCCCGGCATTTGAATATACGAGAGCAATTCAGCATAAAAGAATTAAAGAAGATATTTTAGCAAAAAAAGCAGTATATAAGAATGCTGCATTTGTAATACAGGGTGATTATAATCAGGATGATTTAATACCACAAACAGACCATTTCGATAGTAAACCATCAGGTGTACCAGTTACTGTAGTTGAAGATTTTGGATACCCAGTTCAATATGCTACAAATCCATATTACGCTATGTATGAGTTAGGCTTTACAATTGCCGAAGGAACTACATTATCTGGCAATAGGAATACTGTAAATGCGAACTCACCTAATGCATCTATAACAAGTGAAGTTCGTATTGATTTCCATGCGTATAATGCCGATAAATTAAATTTATTAGGTAACGAAATTTTATTTAGCGAAGATGATGCAAATACAGGATTGACAAAAGTAGGAAGTCCGCTAGCAAGTAATTTGTCTAGGATAGCAAGTGACCATAGATTAGTTTTTAGTGATTTTGAAATAATTTAAATTTAAAAATATGGCAAACGTAAACAAAACAATAAGCAGTATAAATGAATATCAATTGAGGCGTGCAGGAATTGGAGTTGGAGAAGTATCTGTAGATATAGCTGCAACAGATTTTACTATCAATTCAGGATTAACACCTTTTATAGTTTTGGCTGAAACAGCCGCCGGCAATGTAGTTGTTGATTATTGGCAGGGCGCAACAGCGCAAACAATAGTATTAGGCGACACGTTTAAAGAAAAACCTGTTCTATTGTCGAAGGTTTATAAACTAAACACAACCGCTACGGGCCTTAAAGCTATTTATTAATGTACCAGGCTGGTGTAAAAAATATAACCCTTTACGAAAACAAAGGCATTAGCTTTCGTTATTACGATTTGTTCGACTCGTCACAAATAACCGAACTCGTTACGCTTGGTGATGTAATATTGCTCGAAAATATTAACAGGCCCAAATATGAGATAAACTCAAAGTTTACCAATTCGGGCCGTTTGGCTAATAGTTACAAAATTGATTTTATCTTATACGGTTTATTGACTGATAACATAAATTTAATTGAACAGCTTGCAAATTCGATTTATGGGTGGTGTTTTTTAGTCGAGCTTTACTCGGGTGAGTTTTTGTTTTACAACGTACCAGTAGTTTGTAGAGCAAATAAAATTAAGCCTCATGACGAAATGAGTTACTCGGTAACATTAGAAACTACTGTACCAACATTTAAAACTCATTTAAATTACACGGCAGGCGTTTCAGGTATTCCTGTTTATAGATTTGACACTGAACTTTTGACTTTTGATTCAGAAATATACAGCTTTGACTATGAACTTTGAAGCATTGACACAGAAGCATTTAAATAATCTAAAGGCCAATATTCAATCGGTAATGGCCTCTAAGAATATTTATAATTCTGGTCAAGCGTCTGAATCTCTTGAAGTTGTGGACAATAAGCTATTAGGTAATCACTATATATATTATCTTGATAAAGGTTCCGCGCCCTGGTCAAATCCTGGCAATTATAAAGCATTGGGTTATATATTAACCAAAAATGGATGGGCTAAAATAAATCCTTACGCAGCGGCATGGGCTATAGCGCATAAAGGTTCTCAAATATTTCAAAACAATTCAAAAGGTATTGAATTAGATATGTTAGTAGATAATATGTTGGACGAATTAATAAAAGAGCTACCAGATGAGGCGGCTGTGGAGGCTTTAAAATGGCTTTAACATTAGTAACTAATCCTGTCGGTTCGGCTGCAAGCAAAATATTTGCGGGATTTAAGCCTATTGAATTTATTTTCAAACGCGAAGATTTAGCTATAATTGATATTGAGTCGGGTACCGGAGGTATAAAAATAAACGTCACAACAGATTTAACTACTTACTTATCCGAAGGTGATTCGATTTATGTTTATTCCGAAGGACAAGATTATACTTATGATGGTATAGGCTCTATTTTATCGATAACTTCAAACGAAATAACTTTGGACATACCTTACATACAGAGCGCAACAGGTGGGTATATCAATTATCTTAAAAATTATTTTGTTGAATTACAATGCATTTCAACTGCTTTTGACAGCGTGAACTTATTGCCTTTTAGCCTTCAATCCGATGGTGACGCAGCAGGGAATATAAGTATTGATGTATCAATAATGAATGACATCAATATTAAACGAGGCGTTATAGCTAAGGGATTAGCAACTGAAAGCTCTAAGTCATTTAAAGTAAAATACAGACAGGTTTACACAGGTAGTAATGAGAGCTTTACAGTTATTTCGGATAAAATATTAGTTGTTGTTTTTGCGACAGAAACGCCTGAAACAGATGTTATATTGAATAAATTAACGTTGCCTAAATTGTTTTTAGGTTATCAGGGAGCCGTTGCTATAGCTCGTAAAGGTGGCACGACAGGCGAAAGCGTAGAAATGAAATATAACGAATTAGACATAAATCAAATATCAATAGCAAATTCAACACTAGGAAATTTAGATGCAGGCTTAAATGGATTTTGCATTTGGGAATGGCATAGCAACGTGTCGGTAAACGATAAAACAATGTACATTCAATTTGAAAATATGGCAGTTGGTGCTGCCGATTTTGTATCACCCGATTTTGCATCACCCGATTTTGTAACTACTTAAAAATAATGATATGGCAAACAGAACTACAGTAAAAAGTAATATAATAACCAAAAACGTCCCATCGGTTACTAATGCGATAATGACCGACATGCTAAATGCTGAACTAGCTGATAACCTTAAATTTAGAGAGGATGTGGCAGTTGTTCAGAATTCGGGATTAAGTAATATAACTTGCGACTTTGCAGGCAAAGATAGAATTGACTTAACCAGAACAGGCGGAACACTTAATATATCGGTGGCGAATATTGGTGACGGTGAAACAGTATATTTGCTTATACGCAAAACAGAAGGATACGCTATTACATTTACTGGCGTTACCGATGTGACACCAGTAATAGAAAATGTTTCAAGCCTTGAAACTGTGCTTTATGAGATAGTTCGCAAGGGCACTTATTATTTTGCACGGGCATGGGTTGAGACTGTCAAGCAAGCAACTACAATTATTCCAGGAATAGCTAGACTAGCAACCCAAGCCGAAAGTAACGCATTATCTAGAACCGATTTAATGTTGACACCTGGCAGGCAGCCATTAGCTAGTTATAGCCAAAAAGGATTAATCGAAGTAGCTACAAGTGCAGAAGTGCAATTGATGCAAAGTGAAACGCTTGCTGTAACACCTTTTAATTTGCCTATTTCTTCAACAACTCAAAGAGGTTTGGTTGAGGTAGCTACTAGTGGGGAAATAGACGCAGGAACAAATACGGGGTCTGGGACTCAATATGTCGTGCAGCCTTCTGAATTAAAACGCAAATACGAGGCTGTTGGTGTTAATTTATTGTGGATGGGGCAATTTAATTTTTCTGGAAATGTATTGACTAAATTAGCTGGCAGTAGTACTTTGACTTTTGGTTCAGATTTTGGAGCCGGACATTGGCAATTTGTTTTAGCCACACAATTAACAACAGCAAATTACTTTGTAACTGTAATGCCTGCAAGCTATGGCGTTGGTCACATTAATGGAGTTATGAAAGACACAGGTTTCTTTGATATTTTCGCAAGTGCTGATATGCTATTAGACATAATGATTTTCAAAACTAACATCTAATGAGCAAGATTTACGAACTTGTAAGACCAATGAGCCTTATAGATTCGGCTTATGAAGAATTTGAATATCTTATTCGTTGGATTGGGCGTGACGGTTCCGAGTATCTTTGGATGTTTTACGATGCAGAAATAAGGCACAACGTAAAAAACGAAGTCGTAAATAGCGATTCCGAAACTAACATAAAAGCTCTTATTGATTCGGAAAGTCGTAGAATATCATTAACCGCAAATGATTTGACTAAAATAGAGTTGCAAGTTATTGGAGAAATGTTCTCTAATGATTTTGTTTATAGGATTTTGAAATCTAGCAATGTGGAAAGGTATGCGCCTGATGCAAATAGCTTTAGATATAGGCTTATGGATTTAAAATATGAAATTGATTTTGATTTAATAATGCCAGACATGGCGGTAATAAGATAATGCAATTAATAGTAGACGGCATACAAGCAGAGTTAGGCGATAGCGAACCAGCTATAACCAGAAAGAGCATTGATATTAACAACCCTTCTGCGAGGTTTGTTGATATAACAAATAGCTTCCAATTGCCTTTTACTAACACAAATAAAAAAATATTTGGAAGTCCTTCGGCTGTCGGATCTGATAACAGAAGCCACGATAAACAATATAATGCTATTCTTTTTGATGTGTTTCAATTAATGAAGGGGCACGGTTTTTTAAGCAAATCGAATAAAAATACTTTAGGGTTTCAAATAGTTGATTCGAGCAAAGATTTTTTTAAGTCATTAGATATTAAACTAAATCAGATAAGTTGGGATGATAAAGATACAGAGCTAACCACTACTGCTATTGACGCGTTGGATTCGCATGACATAAATAATTTATGGTATTGGGGTAAAGCTTGTTATCACGCGCAAGCTCTTCAAATAAATACAGACCAAACAACAGGTAACGACAGATGCAAATATAGTCGACCAGCTTTTAACGTAAATGCTCTTATTAATAGAGCTGTTTCAAATTTAGGCTATATTTTTACTGAGCCAAATGAAAAGCTTGCTATTAGCAGTAATCACGATTTGTTTTGTTTTACAAGCTATCAAAAAACTATAAACGAAACTTATACTGTAACTGAAACTGCTAATATAACCGGGTTTGACACATATGACTTTAAAATGTCGGTTGTTGATGTGACAAATACAACAGTAAAAGGACTAAAGAAATTCTATGTTAGGATTCGCGGGCATATTATTGCAGACCCAAATATGCAATTGAAAATACATGCTGTAGACCAATCGGGCAATAAAATAATAGATAATGTTTTTGATTTACCGACCGATGCTACTGTCGATTTTACCTCAACAGAAATTTATGATGGCCCAACAGGAATGACAGTAAGTGCGCAACTGATTGGTACTGGTGATGTTGAATTTGTCAATGTTTTAGCTTATTCGATGATTGACGAGAAAAATTTAGATTTATCAACAAATCCTTTCTTAACAGCAAAGATAAAGGCTTATTGCATGCTGCCAGATTTAACTTATTTGGATTTAGTTAAACTGATTTGCGTTGTATACAATAAATATCCTGTTGTTGATACCTATTTAAAGACCATGCGTTTTGAAACAATGGCTAATATAAGTAAAATAAATTCAAAAGATTGGTCCGATAAATTTATAATAGGTTCCGAAAATATCACCTCAGACTTTAAAAACATAGGGCAAAAAAACTGGTTGAAATACGAAAACGACAAAACGGTTACTTTCGACACAGGATGGTCAAGCTTTTTATCTGACAACGAAAAACTAAAACCTGAAAGCGATTATATTGTTTTGGCTTTCGGGGCCTCAAAAGATGTGGTAATAAATAATAACGAAGTAGCACAAGTAAGCATTTATAATGATACGACTCGCATCCCAGACCAAACTATAAATAAAAGACTGTTCGAAATAAATAGCGATAAACTTCAATTCGTCAATTTGAATTGGGAAAACCTGGCGAGTAATTACTATGATAATTACTTCAATTCTCTTTTCAGAATTCGAGCAATTGATTGCCTTATGAATTTGAATAAGCTTGACGTACTTTCGTGGAATGAAAAACAATTGGTTTATGTTGATTATTTCAAAACTACTTTTCGTGTTTTAGAAATTTCAAATTTTATTCCAGGCAAATTAACAAGAGTAAAATTATTAGCATATGGCCGCTGAGTTGATTTGTGTTTACGACTTTGAAAAAGATTGTATCATTTTAATACAAAAAGAAAATGGCTGATAAAACCGTAATAGTTGAAATTCAATACGATACAAATACAGCTATTAATAGCTTGAATAATCTTACAGATAGTATTGTAGCCAATAAAGAGCAACAGGCTGCAATGAATAAAGCTTATAAAGATGGTACTATAACTGCCGAACAGTATTCTCAGGGTATAGCTGAATTAAAAGAAGAGGAAAAAAAAACCAATGCTGAAAGAGGCAATACTATTAAATTATTGGGTTCAGAAAAAGGTAGTATCAACGAATTAAGCGCAGAAGTAAAGCGACTCACATCGGAAAGAAACAAACTCGACCGAACTACATCCGATGGCAAAAAAGGAATTCAAGACTATAACACAAAAATAAACGACTTAAAATCGGCCTTAAAAGGTGCTCAGTCTGAAACAGGTAAGACAGGAGGGGCTTTTGCTTCATTAAAAGATAGCCTTTCTGATTTACCAGGGCCAGCCGGAGGGGTAGTTTCTTCAATTGGCGCAATGACAAAAGCTGGATTAGCTTTTATTGCAACGCCTGTAGGTGCTGTTATTGCTGCCATAGTAGCAGCTTTGATGCTATTGAAAAAAGCCTTCATGGGTACAGAAGAAAATCAAAATAAAGTATCAAAGGGATTAGCTGTACTTTCTGGTATTTTTAATACATTGATGAACGTTTTAAGACCAGTGGCTGAATTTATATTTGATAAGATAGGTGCTGCATTTAAGTTTTTAGGTGAACAAGCCGACATGGCGGTTAAGCTTGTTTCGAAAGGATTAAATTTATTAGGTTTCGACAAAGCTGCAAAAGCCCTGGATAATTTTAATTCAAAAGTTAAAGAAAATATACAACTCGCTAAAGAGCTTGCAGATGCAGAAGCTAAGTTAAGAAATGAACAGAGAGTTGGCGAAAAAACTATGCTTGATTATCAAAAACAAGCTGAAAAACTTAGACAGATAAGAGATGACGAAAGCAAGTCAATCGAAGAAAGGATTCAGGCAAATGCAAAACTTGGTACTGTATTAAAGGAACAAATGGCGGTTGAATTGGGAGTTGCGAAAACTGCCTTAGATGTAGCTGAAAAAAGAATTAAACTTGAAGGGGCGAGCTCGGAAAACTTGGATAAAAGAGCCGAAGCCTTAAATAAAATATCTGATATTCAGGAAAGAATAACAGGTCAAGAAAGCGAACAACTAGCAAACCTCAACTCGTTAAGACGCGAACAAGAAGCTTTGATTCAAAATGAAATAAAATTAAGAGATGAAATTTTCAAGCAAACTATAGAACAAGATAAGGTTTCTCAAAAGGCCGATGAAGACCGGATGAAAGCTGATTTAGAAATGATTCAACAGGAAAGCGAAGCATCTTTAAAAGCTTCTCAGGACGAATTGGCCAGGCGAGGCGAAGCAATAATGAAACTTGCCGAAGAAAAACAAAAGGAATTAGAAATAAATGCCTCATCAATAGAAGAACTTAGAAACATAAAAGCCGAAGCTGCTACACAAGAATATGAAATGGCTTTATTAAATAAGCAGCTTACTGATGAAGAGCTCGAATTGCTTGATTACGAACATAAGCAAAGACTAGCTGAAATAGATGCTACATATCAGGAACAACTATATCAACAGGCTTTTGATTCGATGCAAAATATTATCGCTGCTACACAGGATATGGGTGATAGACGAGTAACTATTTTGAATGATGCTTTTTCAAAGATTTCAACAATAAATTTTAAAGAGGTTAAAAGTGCAGCGGATGGTTTTGTTCAGATTGGACAAGCAGCTTCTGGGTTGACTAATTTAATTGTGGCAAATCACGACAAAGAACTAAGCGACTTAGAACAACAAAAAGCTTATGAATTGTCGCTTGTAGGTGATAATAAAGAAGAACAAGACAAGATAAATAAAAAGTACGCACAAAAAACAGCCGAATTAAAGACAAAACAAGCTGAGGATGAAAGAAACAAAACGGCTTTAGATGTATTTTTTGCAACGGCCATTGCCGTTACCAAATCAATAGCTGAAAGCCCTTTGACTCTAGGTTTGCCTTGGAGTGCCGTCATTGCAGGGATGGGTTTGATTCAGGAAGCGGCAATACTTTCTAAACCAATTCCAAACTTTAACACATACGCGAAAGGTGGTATAATTGGCGGTAAATCTCATTCGCAGGGGGGTACTAAGTTTTATGGCGAAGACGGCAGTATGTTTGAAGCTGAACGTGGCGAGGCTATGTTTGTTTTGAAAAAAGATGCTACTGCCGAAATAGCTGCATTATCTCAACTCAACGAAAGCAAAGGAGGGCGTTCATTTACTTCTGGTAGCTCTCATCTTGCAGAAGGCGGTGAAGTGTCTGGTGTAAATATTGAACAAGCAATTAAAAATGGCATGAAAGGCGTTAATATAGTTGTTGGCGTGGAAAGCATCGAAACAGGTTTGACAAATTATAATAAAGTAAAAGAGGCCGCTGTAATATGAAAAGAGATAAAAACATAAAGATACGATCGCAATTCTGCAAATTAGCTTTTACAAACCAAAAGGCCGCTGCTATTCAGTTGAGAGATTTGGCGACAGGATTAGAAAATTGTAGAAATACATCTGATACTATTAATGCTCTTTGCCAAATATTTGCAGTTTCAGAAAGAACAATTTTTAATGATTTAGTAAAATAACTGCAATGACTACAACGCACAGCCTAAATATTTGTTTAGGCTTTTTTTTTGAAACAATTTTACATCATGGTAAAATTTCAACTATTTAACGGCGTTGGTGAAGAAGGAGGGATAACTGTTGACTCGGTAAGGTCGTTTCTCAATCAAAACAAAGAAAACGAAATTCAATTTGATATTGCCACTCTTGGCGGTGATTTAGCCACCGGGTTGCTCATTCACGATTTAATCAAACTTCATCCTAAAAAATGCGTTGCAAATATTGTCGGTCTTACAGCTAGTGCAGGTACAGTAATAGCTTTAGGTTGCGACGAAGTTACTATGTCAGATAATGCTTTATTCCTTATACATAATGGTTGGAAAGAAGTGACTGGGAATGTGTATGACATGCAAAAAGCGGCTTCTGATTTGGCAAAAACCGATGCTATTATGGTAAAGATTTACCGCGAAAAGACCGGATTAAAAGACGAAGACATAAAAAATATAATGAAAGCCTCAGACTGGATGAGTCCGGACGAAGCCTTAAATTATAAATTTATTGATTCAATTTCACAATCAAACATGAAAATCGCTGCAAGTGCTTACATACAAGAGGCACAAGGCAAAATAAATAATATATTATTAACTAAACTAGAACAGAAAATGTTAAAAAATCCTTTTGCCAAGGCCGGAAAACCCGAACCCTTGGTCATGAATGTTCTCGCACTTAAAGAAGGTAATTTGCTTATCAATGCAGAATTGCCAGCTGTAGGTGTTGAGGTCGCGCCTCTTGGAGCCATGAAGCTTGAAGACGGCGAATACGAATTAGCAGATGGGCGTAAAATAGTAGTTGTAGGTGATACAATTACAGAATTAAAACCCGTTGAAGTTGCTCCTGTTGAAATGCAAGCTACAACCGAAGAAATAGTGGCTGCTGTAAGCGCATTAATTAAACCAGTAATGGCCGAAGTTGATGCATTGAAAGCTTCATTGGCAAGCATTTCAAGCTCTCACAAACCAGCTAAAGGAACACAACCAAACGCTGGCAATGCAATGGTTAAACCTGTTACTTCAAAAATTGAAGAAATTACAGCAGGCATTTTTGAAGAAATACAAAAATCTCGTCAAGCTTAAGATATGGCACTAACTCTATCAAATACAAATTACAACGGTGAAGTTTTAGAGAACTTATACCTTGTTACAGGCGTTGGTAACGAAGTCGTTACCAAAGGTGCTGCAAAAGTCATTACTGATATATCAACAAAGAAAGCTCTACCACGTTTAAGCCAAACAGCCGACCCAATTGGCGACTATCAGGCAGGCGTACCAGCAGGAGTAACAGCAACAACTACATACGCAGAACGCGAATTAGAGGTTGAGCCAATGACTGTATACGAAACATTTTTACCTACTACATTTCATAATATTTGGCAAATCTGGAAATCGGTTGGAGATTTTACAAATCTCGAATTAAACGCGCAATTACTCAACGCTATTTTAGAAGTCTACAAACCAGGTATTGGAACACAAATGTCTAAACTATTTTGGCAAGGTGATAAAAATTTAGGCGCAAACAATCCATTAAATAAATTTAATGGTGTTATAACCAGAGGCATTTTAGATGCAAACGTTATTAAGCCTACTCCGGCAGGTAATATAACCGACCAAAATTTTATGGATATTTTATCCGCTTGCTGGTCTGCAATACCTGACAAATTTATTGACGATCCTAACTTTGTCTTGCACGTCAATACAACAGATTGGAAAACAATGCAATCTGGAAATACTAAGCTTAAACAAGCTTTCGTAGGTGTTTTCGGCATGTCAATGGAGGATATGTATCAAATGAAACGCATTAAACACTTCCAAGGCTTAACTCGTCACCATATCGTAGGCGCTAAGGTTACCAATGGCGAAGATAGTAATTTAAACTTGGGTGTTTGGGTTGACCCAGATTCCGAAAGCGTTGTAGTTGACAAAGTTGCAAACAATAGCCGCGAATGGTTTTTACGCTTAGATTTCAAAGCCGATGCAAACTATCGTTGCAGCGAAGAATTAGTACTTTATACACCAGTATAAAATGAGAAAATTATTATTAATTAGTTTACTTGCTGTACTAGGTATCGCGGTAAACGCTCAGAAATATGTTGCAGATTGGACGACAGCCGATACTTTGAAAGGAAATGTTACAAGATATTATCCTTCAAGTGCAGGATATGATTGTGCTGGCATAGGTACAGGTGTGATAAATTTTACGTTCACACATACCGATAAGACCGATTCGTTGAACTATGCGCGTATTGAATTTCTGAATAATGCTAGTGCATCGTGGGTAGCTTTAACAGGAACCGCAGCATTGACATTGACAACAACCGATGGTCAGAGCGTGCTTTATACAACTACTCCAATACTACATAAGAAGTATAGAGTAGCCTTGCATACTGCGGCTGGCGATACGGTTAAGATTACAAACGCGACTTTATTGATTAAAAATAATTAGCAATGAAAACCCTTTTTATTATATTTTGCTTTGTGCTTGTCTGCTTTAATATTAGCGGACAAGCTGCAAATCAAGTTTTCGCAAACGACACTACCAAGGGTTCGCAAACAAAGTATTTTATAGGCGCTAAAGAAAGTGGTAATTATCAGGGAATAGCTGGTTTTGTTTTTACAACGGCTCATGATAATGCTACTTTTTATTTAGATGGTTGCTATACAGCTAATAACTGGCAGCCTATTGATACTCTATCTGTCACTGGCTCAACTCTAGTTAGTAGATTCATGTTTCAGGCACCTCCGAAATATAAATATTACAGATTAAGAGTAGTAGGGAATGGTGGTGATACGTGTTATATTGCAAATATTCGATACATTTTAAAATATTAAAAATGGCAACAAACGTTAAAATAGATAGAGGTGTTGCCTTTGACGGGGCGGCAATCTTACAAGGTGGTATCGGAAACTGGATACTGCTTATAAATAAAGATGATTTGGATGGTGGCGTGATTACACAAGATGCTGTGAGTCACGAAATCGAAACAATCACTTTAGCAAATGGAACTTTGGCTTATCAAATTGAAAGCTCAAAGGGCTCGGCTCAAATCATCCCTTCGTGCAAGCTTCGCGCTGTTACTGCAATAGATGGTTTCGATCACGGTATAGATGTGAGAATACTTGACGTGTCTCAGTTAAGCCGCGAAAACATATCTCGAATGAGATTTCAAAAGGTGTGCGCAATCGTGCCTTTAGCATCCGGAAAATATGCTTTATATGGGAGAAATGTGGGAATGAGAATATCTGATTTTCAAGAGATGCCAGGCGATGCAGATACAGGCGGTACTATTCAACTTGTGTTGACAACTCCGGCCAATGACCCTCCCGAAATATCGGCACCTCATTTAATCGAGTCAACATTTAACCCTCTCACTTTAACAGCTTAGTAATGAGTGAATTAAAAATTTATTATCACAAAGGTATGCGAGTCGAATTTGATTCGCTACCTTTGTCTTTAAAATTAAAACTAAACAACTATGGCAAAGAAATCACCTCAAATTCAGAAAACACAGGAAACGAATCAGGAACAAATACAGGAAGTATCTCTAATTCAGGACGAGCCAAAAAACAGCGTAAATAAAGCACTTTACGATAAATATACGTCGTTAAAATTTATTCAGCTTTCCGGAGCAAAGCTAAAAGATGAAGCTCTTAAAGAAATAAAAGAGCTTGAAAACGAGCTTAAAAAATGCGATGGATACAAAGCAAAAAAAACAGTTCGTGCGGCAATAGCAAACGAACAAGTATTACTAGTTGAGGGAATGCCTATTCCTGATGAATATTTCGATATTATCGTAAAGAGTATCAATCCTGATTATTATATAGTTAATGAATAACGGCTCTACCATAGAAGCCAAAGAAACCGGGTTAAAAGTAGCGGTAAATTCGATTCAGCGCACTTTACATGTTGAACGTTTATATGTTAATATAGCTTACCCAGCCGATCGCATTATCCCTTATGACCGAGATAATCTATATCCCAATAAAGTAAAAGCAATTGCTCAACGTTCAGGCACTACAATGAGCTCAATTGGCACTCTTTCAGCTTTTTTAAGCGGTGAAGGTTTCGCGCAAATGACAACAATTGTCAATTCTGAAAATCAAACACTTTGGGATATTTTACGACATATTTCCGATAGTCGGGCTATGTTTAAAGGATTTGCATTGCACTTTAATTACAATATGCTAGGTCAAATTACAGAGATTAATCCTATTAATTTCGAATTTGTGCGCTGGTCAAAAAACCTCAACTCATTTATAGTTAATCCTGATTGGTTTAGGCGCAACAGAAGAAAAGAAGAAATAGAATATAGTCCTTTTAATCCTGCAAATGTTTTAGAAGAAATAAAAGAATGCAGAGGCATTGATAATTATAACGGGCAACTTCTTTACTGGATACCTAATTTAGCTGACTATTATACTGTATGTAATTGGGATTCTGTTTTAGATGATGCCCAGTTTGAAGCTGAGGCCAAACTGTACGGGCTTTCGAGTATTCAAAATGATTATTCACTAAGCGGCTTAATTACTTATCCTAAAAATATTTCAGACTCGAAAGAAATTCAAGATATTAAAGAAGACCTTCAAAATGACCAGGGTTCAGCGAATGCCGGAGGTGTAAGAGTAATAGGAGCCATGCCAAATGAAGGCATGACCAATTGGAAATGGTTCACACCGATGAGCCGAAACAATATTGATGCATTACACAAAAATCAAAAAGAAGACGCTAAGTTTAATATTTATGCAGCTTTCAGGCAACCGCCAATATTAAACGGAGTGGCCACTTCCGGCATGTTTAACCAAGAGTCTTTCGCCGATGCCTTTCATTACTACAATTCAGCGACTCAAACTGAAAGAATTGAAATTGAAAGAGAATTAAATAAAATCATTTCAATATCAATTTGGGCAAATATAGGTACAATAAAAATTGAACCTAAAAAATTTGAGATGCGCGGCGAGGCTTTACAATCAACAGCAACGCCAATTCAATCATCAGTAAACGACACACTAACAAATCTTACAGGTAGACAGTTGCAGGGCGTTTTCAGAATAACAAGAAAATTTAAAAAAGGCGAATTAACACAAGACCAGGCGGCAACTCTATTAAAAGATGGGTTTGGTTTTTCAGATGAGCAAATAAATATATGGTTAGTTAATGATGATGAATAAATGGCTGAAATATCACTCATATCAATATCGGATGTACGAGAATATCGTCAAATAGACTCGAAGTTTAATGAGATTAGGTTTGATGCTTTTTGCATGGAAATACAGCGCACTAATTTACGCAATTTACTTGGTGGTGCTTTGTATAAAGCTTTTATGGCAAGTGATAGAGCAACTGGTATTTACTACGATTTACTCAACGGTAAAGATTATGTAGTGAATGGCGAATTAGTTCATTTTTACGGTATTAAACCTATTCTTTGTTATTGGTGGTTATCGCTGGCAACTCGCGAAGGTGATTTATTTTTAGGCACAATTGGCGCAATTCAGTTTGTAAATAATCAACAACAAAGTTTTGAAAGTGCTAAAGAAAAACAAACAATATCAGCCGGGTATACCTCAACAGCGCAAGGATATGCAAATGATTTAATTGAATTCCTAAATGCAAATTCATCGAGTTACCCGTTATGGTCAAATTCGCAATCTGAAGTAAATCGGTCTAATTTTATAAGTTTTCGTTTGTAATGGAATCAGATAAATTAAAAAAAATTGAAGAAACACAAAATACTATTTTAGAGGCAGTTACTGAGTTAAAAATGGCTGTGTGCGGCTCTGATAAGATAGGTGTTGAAGGATTAGTATCAAAAGTATGCAAACACGATAGATATATTGAAACAGACAAACGACAAAAATGGATGATTGCGGGAGGTGTGGCAGTAGTGACGTTTATTATAAGTATTTTTTTAGCAATTTATAAATCATGATAAAAAAACTAAGCCCAAATTTTTCAAAAGGTTGGAATATTGCACCTCAGCTAGTGGTAATACATTGGACGGCTGGCAAATTCGAGCCTTCTTTAAATTGGATGCTTGATAAAAAAGCCCAGGCAAGCGCACACTACATCATTAATACAAATGGAGAAACTGTTAAAATGGTAGAGCTTACCGATAGAGCGTGGCACGCCGGACAAAGCTTTACTAAAAAATTTGGATCGTATGCGAACAATTATTCTTATGGCATAGAATTAGTTGGGCCACCTTCAATAGTTGGTGATACTTGGAATGACGAGCAAATAAACGCATGTATCGAAACAATAAACGAAATAAAAAAATCAAACGGACATGTGCGATATATTTGCGATCACTCATTTATTAGTCCTGGACGTAAAATAGATGTTAGAAAAGGTGAAGGAATTGATTCTTTCCCTTGGAATGACTTAGTTAAAAAAACTGGTTTAATTGACTTAACAGCATTATGAAAGATTTAGCAAAAAAATACTATCAACCAACTCCCGTTAAGTGGAGGGTAATAGGTGATGTAATTCAAGATATAGGTATCGTAGTTGGATCTGTGGCAGCGTTTACAGCCGCTCCCTGGGTTCCTGTTGCAGCCGTTATTTTAGGCAGATTAGGAAAAATAATTACAAATTTTAATACATAAATTATGGAAGAAAGAAAAGGGTTTTTGACCCCTGAACAAGAAAAAACCTTAGAAGGGTTAATCAAATTTAATAACAAACTTGCTGAAAGTGTTGATGGGTTAGCTATTCAGCTAATTGACAATCAAGGGTTAGAGAGATTAAAAAACAAGCTTGCAGCCGTTCATCCTGAAGCCGTGCAAATAGCTTATGAGATAATTGACGCTTTATTCGATGCGTTTGAAAAAATAGAAAAGGAATAGTTTTTTTTGTGGGTGAATATAGTTTTTGGTGGTAAAGGCTCGATTTCGGTCGAGCTTTTATTTTTATTTGCATAATTAAAAAATAGTAGTATATTTGCATTAAGAAAAACACAGATGTGAATCGGACATCGGTAAAAATATAAGCGGCGGAAGCTGCCTAAAACAATCGAAAGATTGAGAAACCCAATAGCCGATTCCTATTGGGTATTTCTTTTTTCGGTTGTTAACATCTTACCGAAAGCCAAAATCCTGGCAAATAAAAAGATGAGACTACTATTTTAGTTGAGAATAAGTCACGCAATGTTTAACTACTAACAACGTGCAACTGCATAACAAATCGAACTCAGCTAATTTATGCATATAAACCGGAGTACGGGCAGGGATGCAATGGGTTTAATAGGGCTGGGCATTTTAGGTTTAAATAAAAAATGTCAAATCTAAATATCTTATTAAATTTGTTTCAAAGGTTTATAGGATATGCAGGTAATAGAGTAGGTGTAAACAAACTAAAAATAATAAATAAAAATAAGATATTTAGTAACACTTACAGACTTTGAGCCTTTTTTTACAAATTGGTTCGAAAAAGATAATTACATATGTGGTATGGTTGTTTACGACTTACATAATCATACTTATTTCAAAGGTTCTGAGTGGATTAAAATAGATATATATATTATGTAAAACACTGATAAATATCATAGTTTTTCATGATAACACTCATAGTTTTTCATGATAACACTCATAGTGATTTTCTTGCACAGTCTTGGTTTTGTGCTTATCTTTACTTCATCAAAACAAACAAAAATTATTAATTAAAAACTTTGCAAAATGAAAACTATAGCAACAACAATTAAGGGTAAAAAAGAATTTGTTATTGAAAACTTTTACAAATTAACAGATAATAAATTTAAAGGCGAATACCCTACAGAAAGCAGAAAAAGAGGTACAGCATTTACCACATCTGATAATATTTATTATAGATGGTATTTTATTATTGATAATAGGTGTTATAATTATATTTCAACACAAGAATATTAACCCGTTTAGTTTCCCGCAAAGTTCTGAGCGGGTCGCCCCCGAAAGGGGGCTTTTAAAACAAATAATCATGAAAACAGTATCACAAATATTTTCGAAGCAAGAATTAGTCGATATGCTGGTTAATGCCCAAAACATTAGAATGCCAGATTTAGACGAAATGCTTAGAGATGAGTATCTAGTAAAAGGTGTTAAAGAATTTACGCACGAATTTAAGTGCGCTGTTGGATTAGAACTTAGTTATTTAGGTTCGAATCAGTATAGGATAATATATAATAATTTTGATATTTAATATTATGAGAGTAAAACACGATATTAATTTAGTTCTTTTTGCTGAGTCAACTCGTATGAGTTGGACAGATGCAATAGAATGGATTGAAGCAAGATTATTGCTTTTAGAAAAAATAGAACCTGGCACTTTAATACATAATTTAAGTTTGAATTATGAAAAACACAGGCTATTTACAATTAGTTTAAATGCAACTCAACAGCATTATTTAATGAACATAAATATTACAGAAAATGAAGTGTCCGAACTGTCAATCGTTTAATACTCGTTTTTTTGATTATGGTTATGATTTTAAAACAATTACAACAGATACAGGTGTAGAATCGTCTGGTATCGTTGAGTTGAAATGTAATGATTGTAAAGAAATATTTATTTATTTTATAACTGATTTATAACGGTCGTCGGTTGACCTGTGTTATAAATCTGGCAATTATGGCAACGTTTGAGTATTGGCGTTTGTTGCCGATTAGAAACCACTTAATTATCAATTTACTAAACATTTAATAAAATGGAAAATACTTCAAATAACCACGAAAACGGCAATAACGCTAATACTGTGCTACCTGATGTTTTTGATTCTGTTGAACATGCCGTAAAAACACTAAAATTAGATAGAAGACATAAATGGGAAGAGTGGAATGGTGAATTATCGTATCCATATAAATATTCGCACACTTGCACTGGATGTGATGGCGGTGGATGTTATGAATGTGGGTATCACGGCAATTCAATAACCTATGTACCTGTGCCAGCATTTATGCCTAACGGGTCAATTGTCAAAGTACGTTATTTAAAATAGCAGGTAACGGTGATTACAGGAGCAGAGCGGGTTTAGAAGTTGCGAATGTATCAACCGATGAAAAGTAACAAAGAACACAAATATTAACAAACCACATTGCCCCGCTTTGCTTCTGTAATGTGTTAGCAAATGTTTTATTATGAAAAGATTAGCAGAGATAAATTATTGTAAGCAATGTCCAGAATTTTACACTAATTACAACGAAGACAAAAACGGAAAATTATGGTGTAGTAGGCTTAATTGCGAATTAGATAATAGAGGTATTGTTTTAGGAGTTCATACCAAATGCCCTTTATTAACAATGAACGATTTTAAAAAACTTAAAAACAAAATAACGAATATTTCAGGTCAACTCGAAGCCTCAAAAATTTTAATAGTTGATATTATTGATAATAATAAAAATTTAGAAGTTATGCAATTTTTAGAGGCTACTTTAAAATTTCATAAACAACTTGACGATATTATTGGCTCTTAAATATTTGCTAACGGCTGGCGGTATAAAATCGTTGGGAATTTCGAGCCACGAACCTATCAGCCGAAACCGAACTTTGCACGGGGTACAAAGTTTGAATAACAAATTAAACCCCAATGTTTTATGACCGCTTG